TTTATTGTGGAATTGATAGAATTGATTAGAGCAACTAACTACTCTGTTACCATACCCTATTCTAACTCCGTGTTTGCCATCGTGACCCCACGTTGCAACTACATACTTTATAAGCTCGTCTGGCCCTACGATTTTAGATTCGTTAAGCCTAAGCTGTGCAAAGCACTGTTTGCCTCCGTTAAGTGGCCCTGAGTGGCTGATAGTATAGCCATTTTCTTTGGCTATTTCTTGTAATGTTTCCATAATCTGTTCGTTTTGTGTAACGGTATACTGCTTGCCTACAACGCCTAGATCTTCTAAGGTTGAGTCGTTTACCGTAGAGAACCATTGAGTTTCTTTAAACTCTTTTTCTACTTCTAATCCTCCGTGACCATCAACAACTAGACTTTCGTCTATTCTGTATAATGGTCTTTTTGATACTGTGAAATCTAATCCGATTTCTTTTAACTGTGAGTTTTTCATACGCGTGTTATTAATTGATTTGGTTATATCTCATAAGTTGTTCGGCCATGAGATGAAAGCCGTTCTATTTCTCCTACAATTTGTACTTTGCAGGAATATTTTCCTTTATACTTTTCTATGTGTTTACTCATAGCTCTAGAGTTTATTTTTGTGTCGGTAAGGTCGTTAGGACAATTACCTTTTAAAAATCCCTCTACGTTATAATCTCTATGTAAATGTGAAAGTTTAGTGGATTTAGTTTTATTAGAGTAAACTTCTTTCCAAACCCTTATTTTATATTTACACCACCATAGAGTTTTGCGTTCTTTCACTTGTCAAGTAACCTTGATGCGTGAGCTGTTGCAGGATTAATATGTACTTTATTTGGACCAGGCTTTGGTGCCTGTGTTCCAAACTGTAAGACAAAACTGTCAACATTAATATTGCCTTTTTCGTCTGTTGTCTGCACAATACTACCCATATGCATTAAATAGCCTACAGGTTTTTTAGGTATTGTACTAAGAATTGTTAACGAGCTTGATCCGCTCTTGTATTTTTTAGGTGCTTTTTTTTCAACCTCTATGTGTGGAACATAATCGTGATACCCTTTTTTCATAATAAGTGTGATTTAATTTGTTTATACTCTTCTAATGTTATATTTACTTGGACCATATCAAGATCTCCTGGCTCTCTTGTGGTCATGTGAAATATTCTTTGCAGGTCGTTTTTGTAATGTGCCCAATTTAGCACAATTTCTTCCCTTAACCAAACTGTTACTGTCATTTGTGACGGATTTAAAAGATATATCTTATCTTGTTCCATGGAATTATAGAGCCATGTATCTCTTTAAATCGTTTAATGTATTTAGCTTTTAAGTTTCTTTCATACCTTAAGTTTTTACCACCATATTGTGATGTTTTTATTTCTTGCAGATGTGGAACCCACAGCTGTTGCTCTGCTTTAGGATTATCTTTAAGATTATGTTCGTGCCTACCTTCGTTATGTGTCAGAAATATAACTTCTGCATACACTTGATTTTTGTAGTCTACATAATCATTAAGCATATCAAACAATTCTGAGTAATCTTTTTCCCAATCTCTATATAATATTACTGGGCTAAAGTTTACATGAACATCATATCCTGCTTCTATAAAAGGATTAATAGCTTTTATACGATCAAGTATTTTAGATGTTCCTGGTTCGTGTATGTTTGCTAATCTTTGTGGCATTAGACTAAACCTTATTCTGATTTTACCTTTAGGATCAAAGTCAAGTAGTTTAGGGTTTACATACTTTGTAGCAAACGATCCCATAAGGTCTGGTTGGTCAACAAAGAATTTAAATATGTCTTGCCACTGATGATATTTTGCGTGAAGAGCAAAGTCTTCGTTGCAACTAATATCGTATGTAGTGTACACAGGATGTGTTTGATTAGGCTTTTCTGCGTCTGCAAATCTACTATGTACTAATATGTTTTCCAATATGTCTTTGTAATTATTAGCAACGTCTAAACCTTTAGGTTTGTGACGCTTCATGTAACAATAACTGCAATTGTACAAACAGCCGTGGCCAAAAGACGGTGTGATATAATCTGTAGATCTACCACTTGGCCTAATAGTCATGGCTTTTCTTTTAATTTGTTTAATCATTAAAGTTATCTTCTGGTTTATCTCTATATAAAAAGTATATAGTTAGAAATGCTACTACATTTCCTGCTAAAGCATAATAAAATACTGGATCCATAATTATTCGAATATAGTTCCAAACAAGCCACCTATAATCATACCAACGCCAGTTGCTAGAACGGTTGCTGTTTTTACACATTTTCTACCTATTGACATAGTATTTTCAATGCCATCTTTTTTAGATTGACTATACTTGTCTATGTATTTATTATAATTTTTTGCAAACATAAAGTTTCGTAAATCTTTTACGTCTTGTGTTTGACTTTCGTACAATTTCTTTACTGTTTTTTTCATGCTATCTTTTTAAATTTAGTTTTTAATTCATCTATCATGTCTAATAAAGATACGTCATCAGGGTTGACATATTCCCCTGTGATTTGTTGATACATATCTACAATAGATACTATTTCTCTACGCAGATCGTTCATCTGCTTAATAAAATTGTCGTATTCTTTGTTTGTCATAATTTCTCTAGTTCTTTTTCACATTCGTAACACACACCCCAGTCGTGGTCTGTATTTTGTAAATCGTCTTCCGATACAAATGTGCCACAGCAACTGCAGGGCACGTCTTTAATTTCTGTTGGATCTGTCATAGTGTAAGATGTTGTAAAATTGGATTTGTAGGGTCAAGCCCCTTGATTACTTCTACTAACTTGTTGTTGTCTTCTAGTAAGTTTTCAATCTGTAATTGTAAACCTACAACGTGACTTCGTTTATTTTCGTTTTCTAGTTTAAGCTCAGTATCAAGTTCTATAACTTTGCTTTGAAGAGCTATAACTAATTCTGGTAAATGTTCTTGTGTGCTCATAATTAGTTTCTGTCTATAGTTGGATAATTTTCTTTTAAAAAGTTTGTTCTGTATTCTTTGAATTGAGCCCAGAACTCACTTACTATATCTATTGTATACATAAAATCACCAATATATTCTTCTGATTGGTCACTAATGTCTACCCAAAAGAATAATCTATCTGTTTGAGTGCTTCTTATTTTTATTTTTTTAGTTTCTTCGTCATAGCCACCGTAGTTGTAATATCTTGGTGTCTCTATTTGACTACCTATTGTTATAAAGACAGAGCAATGCAAATGCATGTTTTCGTCTAGTTGATCTTTAATAGGTGTAATATAATCTACCTTATTTTCCATATTCTTGTTTTTAATCTTTTGAATTAATTGTTCTATTTGCTCAGGAGTTTGATAACCTAAAGGATCACCAAATCCTTTATAGTCTATTTCATGTTTATACATTACGGCTACTTCAAAAGTGTTTTCATCACATTTTGCAATACCACCGTATACAATACTTAATGCATAGTTGTTTCCAACATCTACATAAGCTGCGTGTCCGCCCCAGTCTGTAGGTTTAAATTCTAAATCTTTAGTCATAAAGAATAATTAATAGGTTATACAATTGTTTTTTATACATAAAGTTATGTACATCATGATAAGGGTTATGATTTCTATCTTCTTGAAATTGATTTTCTCCTTGAGGAGTAAGAGGATATATGTAAATATATTCATCAGGTCTACCAGACATGTTAAACAATTTATTTGCATAATCATATATGCCTTTTGGAAAGTCTATTTCATACCCATATCTAGGTATTGGTCGTCTTGCTTCTTCTAAGCTTTCGTAAAATTCTTCTTTAGTCATAACTATTGTTTTTACAAATTAACTAAATGAAAAGTCAAGTTTATTGACTATTTATTACTTACAGTCTTTATCAAAATCTTCTGGTCTAGCATCATGATAAGCTATTGCTGCTCGAAGATTATACTCATCGTCAATTTTCTTTTCGTATTTACCATTTAACTGTATTGTGATATACTGTAAATTATCATCATCTACATGCCTATCTACTATTTTGCAGTGTTTTAATTTAAATATTGGTTGACAATCCATATCATAATAATAATTGTCAATTAGAGCAACAAATTGGCATACTTCGTTACCTTTTGAGTCTTCAATTCTTATAAACATAATTTCTATTCTTTAAATCTATAATATATTAGTCCTATTACTATTGCACCAGCTACTACAGGTGCAAGCCCGATTAGAAACGATGCTACAACGCCTACAACTGAGGCGAAGAGCAAGGTACCTAATGCAATGGCGAAACCCGTGATACACAGGTTAAACGCCTTGTCTATTAAGTTTTTCTTTTGGTTCATGATAGTGCTATTTCTACTGTGTTAATAAGATTTTTAAGTCCATTTAAATCATTAAGAAATTTAAGCCTTACAGCTTTTTCTTTATTTTTCTTTGCAGTTTTCTTTTTAAGAGAAACAACAGCTTGTTCTCTTTCTTTTTCTTTTTGCTCTTTGTTATTAAGCTTTTTTAACTGCTCTTTACTAAATGTAATTTTTCCCATAATTTCTATTGTTTATTGTTTTTGTTTTTAAGAAAATAGTGTTTAGCTAAGTCTCCATTTATATAATCCTTGTAAAATGATATACTTACTAATGAATAGTTTACATATTCAGCATTTTCACTTTTCATCCAAAGTATTTTACCTGCTTGGTTTTCAACCCAAGACTTAAATGCCTTGAATGGATTTCTATTTGCAAGAATAACTTTAGGTACTTTTGTGTATTTGTTTAATCTAACAGATTGAATTTTACCAGATCCGTTATTGAACAATAATTGTTCTTTGCCATAGACATTTACAATTTTTACTACTTTTTTCATACGCATTCTCAGGATTAGTTTACGTCTTTTGTTTTAACCTGTAAGACATTAGTTATTAGTTAGTACCTGTAGGTGACAACGAGTCACCTCACAGCCTCAAGGCCTACAGGTTATTTGTTTACTCAGATGTTCCACAGAACAATAATAAAGTAAACAATGCAGTAGTTGTTACAGTCATAGTCTTTGCAACATCACGCACCATATGGTTAAGTGTGTATTTAGTCTTTGACTCTGCTTTGTCTTTAGCTAATTGTTCAGCATACTGCTGTAACATTTCTACATCTTCAGTTGAGATGTTGTCGAAAACATTCTTTTTGTTTGCCATAATAATTGATTTAGGGTTATTGATTGTTGTTTAAGATTAACGTTAATTTTCTATTATCTTCTATAATTCTCTCAGCAATTATTTGAGTGTATGTCTTCACTCTTTGCTTTGATCTTTTAAATTGTAGTGTTTCAGGAGTATGCTCTCCTAAGCGTCTTTTACGACCTTTAACTCTAGATTTATCTTTAGAGCCTACAAGTATGTGTTTACCTATTTTCATAATGATGAATCATTTAAGATTAATGCCATACAAAATATACCAAATGGTAATAAGAATAGCATACTCAGTGAACCTGTTAATGCGAACATAAACAGTAATATAACGTTGATTGATAGCATACCAATGAACTTGAATAAATCGATAAGTTTTTTCATAATAGTTTTCTCCAGCCGCAAAATTCTTTGCGAGTTAGTAATTAATTTTATACATTTGTTGTCCCAACGGAAATAGTTGACGACTTTTATAGGAATATAATTGGATCAGGCAACTTGCTCCATACGAGATAGCACAGTTGTTCTTTACGACTTTCTTGGCTGCCCAGCTGTATACTAATCGTAGTGATTAATTCACAGTGAGCAATCCAGAATTTAAAGTCGTGGAAGGCAGCCTATCTAGCACGATAAGCTTCCACCTTTTCTTTATACACATCTAATACAGACGATGCATTTACAGTTTTATACGCAGGATAACCAACAGCAATGAATGCTATTAGTTCTTCTAGTTTGCGTTCTTTTTCATATATTTCATGATTTAATTGATCAGCTTTGTTGTTCCACTTCTCAACAGCTTCTTCACCATGAACAATGCAAGTGATAAGTGAATCTTGATGATCCATTTTGTCCTTTTCAAGAACATTTAATACTTTTTTAATGTCTAACGACTCTTGAATTAGTTTGTCTTCTGTGTTCATTTTATTGTCCTCCAGTTTAATTAATGATTGATTTAATTCATAAAGTTTTGAGCTAATTTGTGACAGTCTTCTGATCCTTCGTATACCATCGACATTCTACTAGTATATTTAGGTCTCTTTATGTGATAGATTATAGTTGAACGACCATCTACAACAGATATTTCTTTCAATTGTAACTGTTCTTCATCAACACCTTCTAATACTCTAATAGATATTTCATCCATCTTATCTCTAAGTTTATCAGAGCTTATAAATAGTACCTCTAAAAAGTCTTGACTGTCTTTTTCTTTCTTTGATATGTCTTCTTGATAATTTACTTCTAAATTGTTAGTCATGGTTTTGTCCTCCAATGATTTAATGAACTACTAAATACATAGCACTGTTTACAACGGGTAGAATGAGATAGATCTCTTTTCCGCACCGTACTCTAGTCAGCGTCTATAAATAGTAGTTCTGTGATTGTTTTACCTGTTTTTGAGTGATATTTTGGGTAATTAGAGTGTATCACTCGTTTACACTCGTGTTTAATCTGCAATAATAGCAGCGAATAGTCCACCAACTAACGCAACAGCACATGTTGCTGTTACCTTTACAGTTGTTTTAGCTACTTTACTTGCACATCTCCACTCCATTTGACGCGCATGCTTTGCGATCTGTTTGTGTTGTGGTTTTCTTTGCACTGTGTGTACTGCTTGGTTAGCAGTGTGCTTAGTTAATCTAGCTGCAAGTGTTACTCCTGCTTTCATTTGATTGTAAGTTTCTTTAGATACTTTCATGATTGAAATGATTTTAGTTTATTAATTTTGATTGTTAGGTGGCGGAGCCTAAAAGTTTAGGAAGCACGCGGGGCGTGCAGCATAGGGTATCGCACATCCACAACTAAAAAAATTTTTTTATATTTGCTAAAACAATACTATTATGAAGAAATGCAAAAAGGGTTGCAAGTGTAAGAAGTGCAAAGCCCGAATGAACCCAAAGAACCCATATTAATAATGCCAAAACTAAAAGACATCGTGAAAAGTTTTATAGAGACTCCGTTTGGGGATATAGAAAGAAATGAGCAGGGAGACTTAGAACTAGTGTATGTAACAGATGATTTTTCGGATTTCGCACCGAGTATAGCTATCGATAATGAGATAGATGTGTGGCTGATAGATCATGATTGGAAGATATTAGAAAGAGGTATATATTTTAATGACCCTATAGTGGAGACCTTAAACTATATATATTATAATGAGAAGACGAATGATTACGAAGAGGTAGAGGTGCCTGTTGGTTATTCTAATAGCATGGACGTAGGAAGTTTTATGCTTATGTATAAATTAGAGAGAGCATAAATGTATCTATTAAAGATAAGTAAGAAAGGAGAAGACATAGAGGATGAGGATAACGGTGTATTAGCCGTTCCAGAGTTCCAAAAGATATTAAAGGAAAAGAAGTTAGGACAGAAGGCTATGAAGTTTATAGCTTTGAGTCAGGACTACGATTCACCTTATAGGTATCTAAATGAGAAAGACCGTTATCGTCAGATTATATCAGACATCTTTGGGAAGCCCAAATGGGCTGACATTAAACATCCCTTAGTGCAGGCAGGTATAGATAAGTATAGAGCACTACAGAGAGATCCTCTTGACGATCAGTTAGAGGCGTTCAATAAAAAGATAGACCAGTATACTACATTAATTAATAATTGGCACTTGGATCAGGAGACTGCAGAGGAGTTGCAGAAGGTTATGATTGGTATAGAGAAGCTGCTGGGAACAAGAACTGTTCTCTTAGAGGCTATTGAGCGTAGAGGTGAAAGAAAAACAATTAGTGGTGAACAGACTCTAAGCTTTTTAGAGGATAGAGCTGTAAGACTTAAGGATGCCTAAGAAATTCAACGTACAACATTACAGGCCCATACCTAATAACGGGCACCCCAATCTAGATGTAAGTAGTTTAGCTTATCAAGACTATTGGGAAGAGGAGATGCATAGGTGCATTCACGGTTATAAACCCCCTGGTGGGGAGTGGATACCTGGTAATTATTACTGGTATCTGAATTATTACATGATTCTTGGGAATGATGGTACTGATTCAAACCGTAAATCCCTTATATATCCATGGTATCGGGATATGGATAAGGAGTACTTTATGCTATTTGATACTTGTCGTAAGGAAGGTAAAGGAATGATCGTAATTAAAGCTAGGGATAAAGGGTTCTCTTATATGAACTCTGGACTGGTAGGTCATGAATTTACTTTCTTTCCGCATTCCGAAGTAGGAATTGCGGCTGGACTCGGTGTTACGGCTAACTCGTTTTTTGAAAAAACAAAAAAAGGGTTGATGAATCAACATCCTAATTTTCGGCACGGGTGGTTAAAGGATACTAAGGATGTGTTACGGGCAGGGTATAGGCAGAAGAACGCTGAAGGGCGTTGGGAGATAGGTGGCTATCAGTCTGTAATACACTGTAGAACCATGGATGATCCAGAAGTATATAAAGGTGAGCGTCTATCTATAATGATATTTGAGGAAGCAGGTGAGTTCAAGAGACTGAAGAATGCATACATGTCATCGAAAGCTTGTTTCATGGATGGAGCAATGCAGTATGGAGTACCTGTAGTGGGTGGTACTGGTGGTGATATTGATGCAGCGTCTGCTGACTTTATGGATATGTATTATAATGCTGATGCATTTAATCTTATTCCGATGTTTATTCCTGCATCAAGAGCGTTACACGGATTCTTTAGCCCTAAGACTGGAGTTGATGATGAGCAGAAAGCTTATGAATATATAGAAGGAGAGCGTCAAAAGATATTAGATGGCGGTGGAGATAGTAAGGCATACAATTTGCATTTACAAAACTACCCCTTAACTGTACAGGAAGCTTTCCTTAAAACAAAAGGTTCTAGGTTTGACATAGCATTGCTTAATCAGCAGAGAGCTAGAGTTCAAACACTAGCAGATCCAGAGCAACATATTACAACTGGTAACCTTGACTGGGTAATAAATGATGATGGGCTAACTAGTGAAGTTAAGTTTACGCCACACCCTCATGGTCCTTATAAAATATTACACGAACCACAACCTAACCTTCAGGGGTTAGATGTTGGTGGCATTGACTCATATGACCAAGACGAAGCTGGTGCATCTGAATCTCTTGGTTCTGCAATTATATTTAGAAGGATAGCAGATACTAATCAACCATATAGATTACCAATAGCTGAATACACTGATAGACCTGAAACAGCAGATCAATTTTACGAAGGTTGTTTGAAGCTTGCAGTATATTATAATGCAAAAATGCTAGTTGAATATACAAAAATTGGTATATTAGACTACTTTTTGAGAAACAGAGCTCAAAAGTATCTTAAGACCAAACCTAGATCAGCACACTCACCTGGTACTAAAACCAGAAATAACTATGGTGTGCACATGAACAAACAAGTTAAAGCGTATATGGAGTCATTAATGTATGACTACATAAAAGAAAGGGGTGACGAAATCTGGTTTATAGACCTATTAGATGAGCTATGCGATTGGGGTTCACGCAACACGGATAGAGCAATTGCATTTGGTTTGTGTTTAATCCACGAAAATGATAACTTTGCAATTGAAGTTAAAGATAGAGAAAAAGAATCTATAAAAGAAAGCGGATTTGTATATTATAAATACGATAGTAATGGAATACCTGTTAAACATATAAAATAATGAAGAACTTTCCTAGTCAACTACTACCTGACTCTAAAAAAGATAAGAAGTGGTGTGAACATATGCTTGATGCAATTGTTAATCACACTGGTCATGTAGATAGTCCTGAGAACAGGTATCAATTAAAAGATGTAAGAAATTACGACATATATAATGGTGACTTTAATCGAGATGATTATAAATACCTTACAGAACAATATGGGTATAACTATCCAGCTCGACTAGTTAATTACCCAATAGTACAACCTAAAATAGATTTATTATTAGGTGAAGATTTACATAGACCTTTAGATACCAAAGTCGTAACCATAAACCAAGAAGCTATTAATAGAAAAGAAGACCAGAAAGTAACTATGGTCATGAATAAGCTTTTAGGTGAGGTTAAAGAGGAGATGAAGAAGTTAGGTATGGATGTTAAAAACGAAGGGCAGGAAATTCCTATCCCAGATGACATCGATACCTTTATGAGATACAACTACAGAGAGTCTATAGAGGAAGCTGTTCAAGATGGATTAGAGTTTTTAACTAATAAATATAAGATTAAAAACAAATTCAAGGAGGGCTTTAGGGATCTACTAATAACTGGTAAGGAGTGCTATCGCGTAGAAATTAAGGATAGCGACCCACAGGTTAGGCGCGTAGACCCAAGGTCACTCTGTTATGACTTGACTAGTGAGACTGACGATTTAGGTGAGGCTAACTGGGTAACAGAAGAAAGGTGGTTATCACCCAGTGATATTATAGATGAGTTTGGTGAGCAGCTAGATGATAAGCAAATACGTCTTATAGAGTCTATGTCCCAGCAAAACAAAATAGATCAGCATTCTGAATATAGAAACTGGTACGCTAGAGGAGAATCAGGTGAGCTTAGAGTAAAAGTCGTTCATGCTGAATGGAGATCTTTAAGAAAGATACAATACAAGTTAAGCCCTAATAAACATGATAATGAGAAGCCGTTTAGAAAGATGGTTTCTGATAAATATAAAAAACGTAAAGGTGAAAAAGTTCGTAAGGTTGTTGTTGATGACATTTGGCAGGCTACAAAGATTGGTGGTTCGATTATGGTTAATTGTCAGCGAGTTCCTAATCAAGTACGTTCTTTAGATGACCCTAGTGCGGCTAACTTAAGTTATATTGGTGTAGTAAGAAATCATACAACAGGTAACCCTGTTTCTATGGTTGACTTTATTTTAGATAATGTTGGAGGTGATTTAGATGCTGATGCTAGAGAAATTGTAAGACAAAGAATGATTAAACAATCTAAATCAGGAGGTTTATAATATGAATAACTACGCTGAACTTGTTAAAGATCTTTACGGTAAATATGCACCAGATGTAGATATTAATGAAAAATTTAAATACATAGTTGATAATGATTTAAATGTTGATGATTTTGTAAAAGAATTTTATGGAAAATATGCTCCAGAAGAAAACTTACAAGAAAAGCAA